TGATTGTGCTGGATTGTATACTGATAATGGAAGTTACTTTAAAATTGGTGGTAGTAAAGATGAAGCAGTAATTTATGTTAAAGGTCGTGATGATGTCAAAGAACAACATTTAGTATTTGGTGAAAAATTAACAGATATATTAGACTTGATGTTGGCATCACAAGAAGCACTCATTGACACCGTTATGTCTTTAAATGGAATAGCAACTGGTGCAGGCCCAAGTGGCCCAATCAGTAGTGGCCCTGCTAATAAAGGATTAGTTGATGTGTTCAAACAAAGTCAAGTAGAAGTTATTCGAGCACAAATTTGTGATATATTGACCAAAGTATAAGATGCTACAGAAAAATAAACTTCAAAAATTATTAACTGATAATTATAATAATATACAAGAAAAAGGTGGAAGTAGATTAGAATCGGCACAAGGTATGGCAGATGCAATAGTAAGTTACGCGGAAGATGCGGAACTACCTGCAGCACCAACATCTAAAGTCAAAACCGCTAGAGTTGGACAACCAGCATTACAAGCTGCAATCTTCGCAAGTTTTAGTTCGGGTGACCCAACAATGTCACCGATTACACCTGCGATAGTTGCTTATGTAGTGAGTTCATTCACGGTTTTTTCTAATACACCACCAACAAACATTGGTACGGGTGTATGTGTGATGGTCGTACCACCAGTATTAGCACCAGTAACTGCACTTGGTATGAGTGGGGGAAGTCAAGCAGATGTGACTAAGTTAATGGCAAATATTATACATACATCTTTTAAAAGTATATTGTTTAGTGGAGCATTAGTGTTGGGTGGTACACCTGTACCCGCGGGATTAGTGTCTGTACCACTACTTTAAAAATAGAATAGGAGTCTAAGATGAAAAAACAAGAACTAATAAAGATAATAGAGAGATTAGTTCGTAAAGAAGTTAATAAACAGGTAAATGAGATATTTATTAATGAAGGAAAGAAAGCTTTAGCAAATCGTTCCGTAGAAAAAGATGAAATCTCATCCTCTTTAACTCAAATAGCAGAACAAGAATACTCACAACCCAAACCCAAGAAAAGAGAGTATAAAGAATATACGAAGAATGAATCTCTCAATAAAATCTTGAACGAAACGGCTGGTGGTATTCCACAAGGTGATTCTGAATATCCAACAATGGGTGGTGGAACTTATACATCTGATAGAGTACATGAATTGATGGGTGGAAATCCAATGACGGCAAATACAGAACAAGGTAAAGAAAAGAGAAGACAAGTTGGAGCAGTTGAATCATTGAAAGCACAAGGTGTAAGTTCTGAACAAGTCGGTGAAGATGTTGTAAACGCACTCACAAGAGATTATAGTGGTTTGATGAAAGCTATTTCAAAGAAAAAAGAACCATTTCGTCCATAGGAGAAATTAGTTGTCAGTATTAGAAAAAGATTTAGATGAAGATGTTAAAATTGGAATTCCATTACCAATGAATCATATTGATGGTAGTGGATTTTTTCCTGGTACATCTACAACACTTTCTCAAACTAGCAGTAATATTAGAAATTTACTTTTGACTAACAAGGGTGAAAGACTTGGACAGCCTGAATTTGGTTGTGGTCTGTTACAGATATTATTCGAACCAATGAGTGATTCATTACTTGAAGATGTCAAATCTACAATTGAAGAAGCTATGGCACAATGGTTACCTCATGTATTGATATCAAATTTAAATGTTGCAAGAGGTGAAGAAAACCCAAACCAACTAATTATAGAAATAGAATTCTCATTAACTATTCAACCTGATGTTCACGATAGTGTATCATTGAATTTTGATATAGGTAATTATTAGGAGACTTAAATGGCAAATGTACAAAAAGAAGTACGATACTTAAACAAAGATTTCAGTTCGTTTAGAAATGATTTGATAGAGTTTGCTAAACAATACTATCCAAATACCTATAATGATTTTAACGAATCATCACCTGGTATGATGTTTATCGAAATGGCATCCTATGTTGGTGATGTTTTGTCATACTATATTGATAGTCAATTTAAAGAACAATTATTAGCATATGCTACAGACCAAGCGACATTATATGAGATGGCACAATCATTTGGTTATAAACCAAAATTGTCAACTGCTTCATTTGGTTCCGTAGACATATTTCAAACAGTACCTTCTGTTGGTAGTGGTGCAAACAATAAACCTAATTTTAATTACGCACTCCAAGTCAATGAGGGAAGTCTTGTTGAGTCTACAGGTGGTGTAACTTTTAGAATTAGAGAAAATGTAAATTTTTCATATTCAAGTTCATTCGACCCAACAACGGTTACTACTTATGAAGTCGATGGTTCAAATGAAGTAACATATTATCTACTCAGAAAATCAGTTAGAGTTGTTAGTGGAAATATATCGGAAGAATCTTTTGTATTTGGAAATGCTGAAAAGTATCCAAGAATACTATTAGGTCAAGGTAATATATTAGAAATAATATCTTGTACCGATAGTGATGGTAATATTTGGAAAGAAGTTCCGTTTCTTGCACAAGACACAGTTTTTGATGATGTTAGAAATACAGCTGCTAATAATCCTGAATTATCTCAGTATAGTGATGAGGCACCTTATCTGTTAAAATTACTTAAGACTCCAAGAAGATTCACAACATTTATTCGTGGTGATGGAAAAACTGAGTTGAGATTTGGTAGTGGTATAAGTGATAATCCTGATGAAGAAATTATACCAAACCCTAACAATGTTGGTTCTGCTTTACCAGGAAGTCCATCATATCTTGATACATACTTTGATCCTTCAAATTTTTTACAAACTAAGGCATATGGACAGTCACCATCTAACACTACCTTGACTATTAAGTATGCTCATGGTGGGGGTATATCAGATAATGTTACATCAGATTCTATAACATCTTTAACAGATTTTCAATATAATCTTGACACGACAGGTCTCGATTCGGGTGTAGTTGAGATTGTTACTGATTCAATTGGAGTAACAAATCCGAGTCCTACAAGTGGTGCAAAAGGAGCTGAAAGTATAGTTGATTTGAAACAAAATGCATTAGCTTATTTTCAATCACAAGGAAGAGCTGTTACCAAAGAAGACTACATAACAAGAGTTTATTCTTTACCACCTAAGTTTGGAGCGGTAGCAAAGGCATACATTGTTCAAGATGAACAATTAAATCTTCCAGCATTTCAGAAAGAAGTATCAACGAATATATTCGTAGATGAAAGATTTACTGATGTTAAGGCACAAGATGTGGCAAGTAGTAATAGATTACCAAATCCAAATGCACTTAATTTATATTGTTTAGCGTTTGATGGTAATAGAAGATTGACACAATTAAATTTAGCCGTAAAAGAAAATATTAAAACACATTTATCACAGTATCGTCTTGTCACGGACGCGATAAATATTAAGAACGCATTTATAATAAACATTGGTGTGAAGTTTAATTTTATAGCCAGAACAGGATTCAATAAAGATGAAGTTACAATAAAATGTATAGAAAAAGTGAGAGAGTTTTTCAACATCGATAGGTGGCAAATAAATCAACCTATCATACTACAAGAATTGGCTTATCAATTGTCTATCGTGGATGGTGTAGGTGCTATTGTTCCACCAACCCAAGATAATCCTAAACAATTACCAGTATTGATAACAAATAAATTCTCTTCTTCTGAAGGTTACTCAGGTAATATTTATGATATAAACTATGCAACCAAAGATGGTATAGTTTACCCATCACTCGACCCAAGTATTTTTGAATTAAAATATCCAAATACTGATATTGAAGGTCGGGCTATTGGTGACTCTACTGGTAATCAATTATAGGAGAGGTAAATGCATTATTTTGAATACGCTGAAAAGGATGCTGTACTCTACTCAAGAAGTGGAAGTCAGAACACAGGTATTGATGAAATTTTAGAAGTAGTAAAAGATGTTAGTTCTGCTGGAGTCGTTCAAGGTGTCAGTAGAACATTAATCAAATTTGATACAACATATATATCATCCTCAATATCAAGTGGGTTGATTCCTTCAAGTTCTTATACAAAATTTTATTTAAATTTATACGATGCTAATTCTCGTGGTCT